TTATGCCACGTCGATCCATTCGGCGCCCCGGCTGTCACGGTAGAGCGCGGTCATCGCTGCCGACTTGTGGCCGAGCAGCAATTGCGGATCTCGGCCTTCCGCGGCGTGCAATCTGGCAGCCAGTGAGCGCATCTCGTGGAAGGTCGGAGGGCTCGCCCCGAACTCAATGCCGGTGCGGTCCCGTGCGGCTGCAAACGCGCTGGTCAACGTGTCCAGCATGATCGGCATTCCCGGCGTTGCGCGGCTCACGGTGCGGCTGTGATGCACGAGATGCTTGGACACTACCGCATCTCGGCAGGCTTTAACCACCTCGCCCAACTCAAGGCCCAGCGATTCCAGACGCAGCTTCGTGCTGATTCGCAGGCGTGCGCCGGTCTTCGCCTGGATGATGTGCAGATGGTCGTCGTACACGTCCTTGAACAGCATCGCCGCGATATCATCACGCCGCTGGCCGGTCAGTACCGCAAGCTCCATCGCTCGTTTCAACCAAGGCTGCTTGGCCTCCGCGTAGATCGCCTTCCATAGCTCCAGGGTCAGCCGTTCGCGCTTGACCTTCACCTTCGCGGCCCGCGTCACTTCGACCGGGTTGTCCTTTCGCCATCCCGCCGCTATCGCCTCGCGCATTAGGTCGCTCAGCAATGAGCGCATGGCCCGCGCCATCTGCGCCTTACCTTCGTCCGTGAAGGTCTTAAGGTAGCCGGCCACCTCAAACGTTCCCAATGCCGCCGTATCGTGATGGCCAAGCGCCTCGCTCAGGCGATTCAGCCTCATGCGCACGGTTTCCTTGCTGCGGTCAGACACGTCGCGCTCTGCGTATAGCGTGCGGTATTCATCGATCCATTCAGAGAATCGCCGTTTCGGCGCGGCTGCGATACGCTCGGCCAAGGCCGGTTGCATCTTGGCGCCGGCATGGTTGGCGTGCACAGCCTCCCGCACGGCCTGCGCCTTGTCTGAGCCAAGCCCGTACCACTTTCCTGAAGACGGGTCACGGTAGCTGTAATAGGTGACGCCGTTCCTGCTATCCGTCTTGCGGTACAGGTTCGGCGGCAGGTCTTTCGAACCGGTCTTACGCGGCCTTGGCGCCATGTCGATCCCTCGCGATGCGCCCGGCAAGCGTGCCTGGCTCGATGTACTGTGCGTCTGGCTCAACATAATAGCTGCGCCCGTGCTTCACCGGGGCGGGGAAAATCTTCGCCTCCCGCGCCCATCGCCGCAGCGTGTTGAGCGTTGGCACCGGATCGAAGTTCGCTTCCGCCCATTTCTCAAGGCTCAATTTCATCTGTCACCCCTCCAATTCCCGGCAGCCGCAGTAACTGCAGCGCTTGCCGAGGATATTCTTCACGCACACGTTCGTGCGCTCGCCTTCTTCCTCTATCCAGACTTCCATGCGGATTCGCTGCATGTCCGATCTGGCGAGGATTTCAAACTGGCGCTTCTGCTCCTGCTCCGGCAGGCGCTTGAATGATTGCCACAGGCTCATACTCACCCCCTCACCGTTACGCCGGCTGCTTCGATGGCGTCCGCTATGTCTGCCTTGTAGTAGGCAATGTCCCGTGCCTGGCTCGGGTCCGGCAGCTCAATCACCAGCTCCCTCCGCGACGCCAGCCACACATTGCGCATCTGGTCCTTCACGTCCTCGAACTGCTCGCGGTGAGGCTGCCTGTCCCACCACGCCTCGAACTCTGCTATCGCCTTGTCTGTGTGCTGCATGTCTATCTCCTGCTGCGTGTGGGGTTAGGCGTCTATCAGGTTGCCCGTAACTTTGAGTAGCCAGCGCCCGAGTCGGGATTTCGTGTCCCAACCAACTTGGCCTTTCGCCACGTACTGGTATGGGGCGCAGAGCAGCGTGAACGGAATCGCCCAAAACATGTTCAGGCGCTGCACTGGCGTGCGTTCATCGCTGCGCCAAGCGCGAATTACGAAGTCCGCACCGCTCTGGTAATCGGGGTATTCGCCTAGCAAGTGGTCGAGCGCCTGCTTTCCTGATGCGTCTTTGCCGACGGCTTGCTCAATTTCGTGCCGGTAAAGCTCTCTCGTATCTCGAATCAGAAGCATGCAGAACTCCTCCCCGCCGACTCTCGCCGGCAGGCTGTGTGTTTGGGTGGGGTTATGGGGTTGGTAGTTGCGGAGCCGGACCAGGCTCAAAGCCAGTATCTGTGAGCGCCTTATTTGCAGCTGGAGACTTCACGCCGTCGCAGTAGCCAAGGTCCCGACGTTGCGCCTTTCCGCATTCGGCACAGGCTCGGAATTGCAGCTTGTGCCCATTGTGGCCATCGACCAGTTCAGACCACTTGAGCCAGCTGTGTCGGTGCATATCACGCCTCCTTCGCAGCCATGGCGGCGTCTCGATACACGTCAACGCGCTCTGCAACTTTCTCTGCATATCCGCCGTGGCAGTTCACGATCGAGACCAGTGTTTCAGCCTCATGCAGACCAGACGAGACCCACCGATACCGCTCCGCATCCTTCCGCAGCCTATCCCGCTCGGCGGTCACGGCTGACAGGGCGGCGCTGAGCTTGTCGAAGTCAATCCGCAGGGTGAAGGCATAGCCGGCAAGGGTGTCGCCGACAGGTTCTAGGTATCGCTCCAGTTTCACCGTGCTGACTTGGCGCTGTGTTTCGCAGATCGTGTGCAGCGTGCGAAGCGGTGCGCGCCGGGCCAGTTCAGCCAGCGTGTTCATCAGGCGCGCATTACTCACCCCTTCCGCCTCTGCGGGCTGTGCTTCAAGGATGAAGCGTATCTCCTTGCGCTGGTAGGCAATGACCGCGTAGTCCGCCATGTTGGTGTTGACGATCTGCTCCAGCAGCTCCCGATCAACCAATACCTTGCTCATGCTTCACCTCGTTGGGCGGGGCTGGGTGTGGCGGCACGTAGGCAACCACGATGCTCGCTATCGGTCACCAGATACCCGCAGCACTGGCAGCGCGGGGCGGCCTGCGCGATGGGGGCGCGGTAATACTCGACCCGCTTGTAGTCGGTTCCTGGGTGGCGGCGCTTGGCTCGTTGCGCTTCGTCCTCGCTGTCAAAGAACGCCAGCGTACCGTCACTCACATCTTTCTTGATGAAGCGTTCAGGGCCGGTGGCGTCGAACAGCACCCAAAACACGGCGGGCTGCTCACCCTGCGCCGTGGCTTGCTCTACTGCCGCCTGCCCATCCCTGAACCCCTGCGCTGCCGCTGTGGCCATTTCGACGGCGGTGTAGGTGTCGGTGGGCTCGGCCTGCTTGGATAGGGCATCGCGCGCACGAAATCCGCCGTCAAGGTCAAGCGCCTGTCTGGCGTTATCGCCTAGCGATCCGATTTTCCTGCACTCGGCTACCTTTTCCTCGTACCAGCGAAGTGCCTCACGCAGCCTATCGTTCTCCGCCTTCGCAGCCCCCAGCTCAGCGCCGATTCGCCCGGCTACCTTCAGTGTGTCGTTCATACCTTGCTCCAGATATCGTGATTGCAGAGTTCCGCCTCGGGTGCCCATCGGAAGCCGCTCAGCGCCTGCATCAGGAACGCGGCACCGTTCGATCCGGCGATGTAGTGGCGGGTGTTGGTCGGCTTGTGCAGCCATATTTGGGTTTTCTCTCGCATGGGGCCTCCGGTGGGCGGCAGCGGAAACAGGCGCATTGGCCGATCCGCTTGCCGTCCGTGCGGCAGAAGATGGGTGCGTTCATTTGTGGGTAGCAGTCAGGATCACGACGGCAGTGCTCGTGCCGGCGAATTCGTTGTCGTAGATGCGGGAGTAGTCGTGGGCGAAGCCCGGCAGCAGCTCCTTGCCTTTGGCGCTGGCCGGCAGGATTGCCACAAGACGGCCGTCCGGTTTGAGCAGGGCAGCGGCTGCCTCCAGGTGTGCCTGCCAGCGGCCTTCGCTGAATGGCGGGTTCATCACGATGCGGTCTGCCTTGGGCTGGCCTGGCGCCCACTTCAGGAAGTCGGCCTCGATGACGCTGTTCCCCTTGGCGCGCAGGATCTCGCAATGCAGAGGGCTAATCTCGACGCATGTCGTTTGCAGCTGTGGCAGATGATCGGCAATGCCACCCTGGCCTGCGCTCGGCTCAAGCACGCCGTGGTGCGGTTCGATCTGAGCCAGTTCAACCGCCGCCAGCGCGATACTTTCCGGGGTTGGGTAGAACTGGTGCGACTTCTGGTCAGGGATGCAGCCAGAGCACACTACGGCGTCCAGTACCTCGGTCGGGTTGTAATCGAACTGCCAGTAGTGGCTGACCTTAGTCGCGCCGAGCGCCTGCAGTACCTTCTCAGCCTCTGCCGTACTGCTGTCATTTCTTCCGCCTCCCGTGCGTTGTGGCCGTCCAGCCGGCGCTAGATACCTGGTTGCCGTGATCAGCAATCAGGCTGTCGATCAGGGCGCCCATGTAGGCGACTAGGCCGGTGACTGTTTCGCCGCGGGCCGTCGCGCTGTGCGTGTGCTTCTCGCCGTTGGGCAGCACGAACCACGCGCTGGCGTTCCAGTCGGAAGGGCGCCGGGGCTCAGTGCCGCGAACAACTGGCCGCGACACTCGGTTGTCGATGGAGTAGAGCGTCACGATGCAGCTCATGGCTGGCACACCTCCAGCAGTGCCGCCTCGCTCAGGTCACCAAGCGGCGCGGCGATGTATTGGGCAAGCGCGTAGACGCCCCACGGCTTGCCAGTGATTTCCGCCCGGTACGCCGCGTGGCGGATGGCGTCGAGCACGTCGGGGAATCTCATGGCATCTGCTCCAGTGCCCGGCGGGCGAATGCCGCCAGCTCCCGCTTCGGGTTGCACCGGCGCTTGAGTACGGTCGTCGGGTCGTGCCAGCGCTTGCGCTCAATGGGCTTCACTTCGCGGAAGCCTTCGACCTGCTGGATGGGTACGCCTGATTCGGCGACGAGTCGTGAAAGCCAGGCAGCATCAGCCGCCCGGCCCGCTGGGGTTAGGTTGCAAAATGTCATTGGGATGTACCGGGAGGAGGGCGCGCTGGGCGCCCGGGGTGGATCAGTCTTCTGAGGTGCCGCCGATGTAGGCTTCAACATCTTCGGCGGTTGGCTTCTTCCAATTCAGTATCTGGCCTGTCTCTAGGTCGATATTCAGAATCAGGTAATCGCCGTAGTGATCGCCAGGGAAGAAGTCCGGCACGTAACCTTCGTAATCGCGCAGCGTCTCGCCTTGAGCGTCCACGAACGCGCCATCGAACCCGTCGCACACCTTGATGTGCACGCGAATTTCCTTCACGTCCACGGGCACCTGCTTGGTCATATTGATTTGCATGGTCATATCCTCAGATCAGCAGCGAGCGGGCGCCGCGGTAGGGGTTGGCGAAGGGGATGTCGTCAATGAATTGATCATCCGGCGGCGCGGCCTGCTGGCTCCGCTGCGGCTGTTGGCGTTGCTGCTGTGTCTGCTGTCGCTGTGGTTGCGTCGCCTGGCCTTGTCCATCGCTGGCGAACTTGATTTCCGAGCAGCGGCAAACCAGCTTCATGCCCTGCGTGCCGTCGCTCTTGTCGAACGTATCAATGTGCAGGTCGGTACCGGTGAAGAACACTTGCTTGCCCTTGGTCAGGTACTCGGCCAGTCCTTCGGCTTGCTTGCCCCACAAGGTCACCTCATACCACTGCGTTGGCTTCTTGCCGTCCTGCCCCTTGCGGCCGTAGTCCACGGCTACCGGGATGCTGCAAACCGGATCTCCTGATTGGGTGTAGCGAAGTTCGGCGTCCCGGCCGATGCGGCCAAATTCTGATACTGGCATTGATAGCCCCTTACTTGATGCGGATGGATGATTGGCCGCGCTCAAGGCGCGCACCGGGTACTTCCTCGCCGGCCTTAAGCTTGGCGGCGATGGCAGTCTTGTCTGGCGCAATATCGGTCTTCACGCGCATCAGGTCGTCCGGGATGCTGTTCTCGTCATCCACGACTACTGATTCGCGGCCTTTGGCCAGGGTGATGGTGAATAGCGGGCAGCTGATCTTCGTCATGCCACACGCTTCCATGTTCTCGCGCAGGTACTCCTTGATCTCGCGCTGGCGATTGGTGACCAGCCGCTTGCGCTCCTGCAGGCGTTCGATCTCCTTGTCGAGTGCAGCAACGTCGGCGTCGAAGTTCAGGATGACGTGCGACACGGCCAGCGCCTTGTCGTTGAACTCGGCTTCTATGCCCGCCATCGTGTCGCGGATGGCGACGGCCAGATCCTCGTCGGCCGTCTCCTGCAGCGTGGCCAGCTCCTTGAACTGGCCGGTGATCTCGTAGAGTGCGCTCATGCTGCGGCCTCCTGCTTAGGCTCAAGCTGGGCTTTGCGCTCATCGAATGCCATGGCTAGGCGCTTGACGAACTTATCCTCATTGCGGCGCGTGGCGCTGCGGACGTAAGAGGCGTGGAGCTTGGAAAGCTCGTGCATGGTCTGCGCGCCGGCCATTGTGTCGAGCGCAGCCTTGAGCCAGTCGAGCCGCTCTTGCGCTTGGCGCGCCGCCTCGGCTTCCTTGTTCTCGGCTTGCTCAAGCTGGGCCTCTGCCTCGCGCTCGGCCACGTAATCGCGGTCGCCGTACAGCCCAAGGAAGATGTCAGCGCTGAAGCCAAGCATCGCCAGCGCCTTCTTCACTGCGTCGGTGAGCGACTTCTTCGGCGCCTCGGTGTCCGTAGTGACGCCCCACTTGCTCTTATAGGTGAACGGCGTGCACCCGTACTGCTCGACCTCGCCGCGTTTGTCGCCCTGCATGAACCAGAGCTTGACGCGGATCGTGTGGCCGACCTCGTGGCCGATCAGCTCGCCCTTGTCGTTGCGGATCTCGCCGCCCTGGTCGAATCGCTCATCTGCGACCGTCCAGCCCCAGCCGATACCGACCGGGCCAAACACTTCCGTGGCGCGCTTGATCATGTGCTGGCCGCTGATGCTCGTGATTTGCTGGCCGTTGACCTTGGCTGATTTGGTGGCCTCCGGCGCGGTCTTCTCGACTTGGCTCCAGATGCTCATGTTCTGGTTGTTCATGCTCGTGCTCCGAAAAGGTTGTAGATCGCCGCCTCGCCAGCCAGGCCGATCAGCAGCACGCCAGCCAGCACGCCGAACCCGGTAAGGGTCCACCACGCCGCTGCGAATGAGTGGCCTGTGGGGGTGTCGTCGTAGGGGATGGATTGGGTGCGGTTCATGGGGTCACCTTGCGGTAGCCGGCGTCGTAGAGGGCGGCGCAATGCTGCTCAGCCTCTCGGTAGTCGCTAAACGACAGATGGCCTTTCATCTCCAAGATGGCGGCTCGGCGCTCCTCGGCAGCGATCTGCTCTGGCGTGCGGAGGGGGCGGAAGCTGATCATCCATCTCTCCGATACGTCCGCGACTCGCTCATGGCATGACTCGCTTTCGTAGATCGCCTTGAACTTGCCCATGAACAGGATCGTGCAGCGTTCCCATTCTGGACGGTCTAGCGTGTTGTTCAGCACCTCGCACACCGTCCCCACCGGAGGCAGGCCTTCGCCTGACCATGGCGCTGGCCTGTGCTTCTGAAACGCAATTTTGCTCTTGGTGGCGTTGTGCATATGAGGGCCTATGCCCCCGCCGAATGGATATGGTCCATAGCCGCCCTGGCTTTGCAGTGGCAGGTACTGCTTGTCGTTGAACCACACTTCTTCAATGCCAAAGCTTCCACTCATCAGGCCGTATCCGGTGGCCCACTCTGGTGCATTTTTCCAGTCGATCATGCTCATAGCGGCGCCCCGTTGGTGATTCGATCTGCAAGGCCGTGAGCGACAGCCCAGCCTGTGAACGCCACAAGGGCGATTGAGAAGCCGCGCCACCATGCATAGCGGAGCGAGCGTTGTCTTTGGCTATCCATGGGCGGCCTCCTTTGGTGCGCGGCACTCCTCGAGGTAGTCCCACTGGGCTTTGTCGCCTTGGGCCACGAACCACTTCAGCTCCCCGTCGCCCTCGTCTCGCACACTTCCGCCGTACTTCGCGCCGTCAAACATGAATTCGCCCGTCATTGTTCGATACGGGTATTTGCCGCGGAACGACGTGAACTGGAGTTCTGGTCGAGCCTCGCGTGCGCGCTTTTCGAAGGCCGCAAACTTCGCATTCTGCTCGGCGACCTTGGCGTCGTGAGTTGCCTGGCAATCCATGCAGCAGAACACGTGCTCGCCGCGGTACACCGGATCGTGCGGCGTCTCGTTTTCGTTATCGTCCCAGCCATACGAATCCTCACCGACCATATCGCCGCAGTTGGTGCAACCTACCCGCCATCCGTTGTCGATGTACGCCTTCGCTGGAATCGGCTTGCCGGCATACTCATCCGCCCATGGCAGGCGCCTGCAAGACACTGCCTCGAAGTCAGTGCCGATCTCATCGGCGCCCTGCCGGCGCGCAGCTACGTTGGTTGTTGCAAACTGGATGTTCGATTCTTCAGGGTCGTCAGTTTCGACGATGAATGCCTTCACTGGCTTATCCATCACACACCCCCTATCAGCGCAACGTGGCACAGCGCCCCGATGAACAGGGCGACGATGACGATGCCGACAGCGCCGGCCAGCTCCTTGAGTTGGATGGTCATGGCTGGGCTCCTTGCAGGGCGGCGCGGGCAATGCTCCCGTCTTCGACGTAACCTTCCGATTCACCAAACCCATCATCGTGATGCAGGATGTTCAGCGGCTCGCCGCTTACGGTGTCCCAAGCGTCTTCGTTTGCCAGGCAGAAGTGTTCGCCATCGGCGTAGTACTTCAGTGCCTTCCGCAGCCGATCCAGCTCAGCGAGAAGGGCGTCGCGCTCGGCCTTTACCCGGTCGTTCTCCTTCTCTTGCTTTGCGATCAGCTCATCCTTCCTGTTGAGCACGTCCACCTTCCATGCGGACTCAAGGCGCTGGTTCTCTTCGAGAAGGGCCTTGTAGGCCTCATGCTCAACAAGGTCGCCAATCTCGTCTTCGATCAACTCCCAGTCTGGGCCTTCGACAAAGTACCGCTTCACTTCCTTGCTCATGCCGCCTCCTCCTGTGCTGGTAGCAGGAACTCGCTGACCCGATCGGATAGGGCGCGGAGCTTGTCGAGCAGGTCCGGATCGCCTTCGCCGGTCAGTCCGTCGAGGTAGTAGTGCTGATCGAACACTGCCCGATCACCTTGGTAGACGCGGACGTAGACGCCGTTCGTGTTCCCTGCGTAGGACAGGTGCGCCTCGTATTGACCGGCCTGCGTCACGTCGTGGCAGATGCAGAACAGGTCGAACATGGCTTTCTGAATGTCGTTGTTCATGCCGCCTCCCGCTTGGCGTCGATCATGTTCCACAGCCGATCTTCGATCCGCTCCGCGTGCTCATCGGCAACCGCTGCGCAACCATTCAGATCCAGCTCCGTTTCGTTTCCGTCTTCGTCAAAGACAGAACCGCTGGTGATCGTGAATTCAAGTTCTCTGTATCCGTAGTAATCGTCAGCGCTGTCACGGCATCGATAGTCCGGATCAGCAACTTGGCAGTGGGTTACCTCAACAGAGAGGAGGTATTCGTCCAGGTCGATCTCGAATTTCATCGTGGAATCCTCGATATGGCACCCACTGCAAAGCCCCCCGTCCTGTATCGAAGGACCAGTGAGGTACAGGCAGAGGCTTTGCGGTGAGTGCTGGGGTAGGAAGGCCGCTATCGGCGGCAAGTCGGCCATCTCGACGGGCAAAGCTGTGGGAAATCCCGTAGATGGCTGCCGGGGTTTTCTAGCAATCGAGGCACTGGCCGGCTGATCCTCGTCGCAGGTATCCCGAAGGGCCGCTGCGCTCGGCGGTTTGTTCATGGCGCTACCAGCACCGCGCGCCGTACGGTTATCGCAGACCTGGGGGTCTGGCCTGGCTGGTTCAGGCGGGGTTCAGCCTTTCCAATTCCTTCTCCACCAATCCCACATGTACAGCGCTGCGAGGATGGCGCAGAGGATCAGGACTTCGGGGCCGGTTAGCATGGCGTGCTCGGGGGCGGCGGGAGTGGCATCCAGTGGGTAGGATCGCCGTACCAGAAAGCCCAGCCCTGAATGTCATCGTGGAGCCATTCGCTGACTTGCTGATGGCCGTCCTCGAACAGGCACAGGTAGTCCGCCTTGCGCTCGTCCGGCAGACGCTCCTCAACGCTTATCCATTCGCTCATCTCATCCTCCTATGTGCTGACGGGTGACAGTTGGGCTAGATGCGTGCGCTAGCCCTCACGCACTCGATTGATCTGGTGAGGTTCCGTCAGGAATGGTTTGAGTCTTTCTTGAAGCTGCTTGACGTGGTTCTGCTGTTCTGCGATCAGCTCGTAAATAGTCGCGCATCCGTAAAACGTCATAAGCTGCCTGACGTCTACCATCGAGCCGCCATACGGCACATACCCTTCATCAAATGCCTTTGCCGGAGAAAAAGAGGAGTATCCATCCTTGTAAACTACGTAGTAGCCGCCTTCTTGAGGCTTTCTGGAGTAGAACCAGTCAGCTGAAACGTAAAGCGGGGCATATCCACTATCTTCAAAGACGAGCTCGGCAAATTGATCATTGCTGACGCCCTCGTTGATGGACTTGATTTTCAGCGCCCATACGTCTTTATGGCTCTGATATCGCGGCATTTCTCGGCTTACTTCGCTCATGCTCTCTCTCCATTCTGTTAATCCCCGCTGCAGCCTGTCGCCAAGCTGCGGGGGTTGGGTTAGGCGGCATACTCGAACCAGGGATTCGGCCCGTCCTTGTGCAACCAGATGAACCTGTCCAGCTCGAGCGAGCACGGCAGCTTGAATATGCAGATGTTCCCGTCGACTTTCTCGCACCACCCGACCAGCTCTCCGGCCGGGATGGTTGCGTGCTTGTCGCTGGCGAAGATCCGGCAGCCCCGCATCGGCTTAGTGAAGAGCCGCATTACGCGGCTTTCCGATGCAGTGTGCAGTACCGACTAGTGCAGCCGCAGGCCGATGCCTCGCGCCATGCGTGGTAGCGATGGGCAAGAGCAGGCAGCGCGCGGCCATCGCGGCATACCATCATGACCGTCTCGCGCCACTCCAGCGGAGTGAACGGCGCTGCACCGTGAATCAGGGCGGGGCCTTGCTCGGCGCTGAAGAAATCGCTGAGGGTATCGAAATCGCATTCCATGGCTATCTCCTTGTGTCTTTGGCGGCGTATTCCCAGGCGTTGTCCGCCAGGGCGCTGATCCGCATGTGTTCTTTCTGGGTGATGACGCCGACCACTGCCAGCGCACTGATGAATCCAAAGAAGCGAGGAGCCAAAACGCTCACGCCTTCCCGGTCACCGCAGTAGCGCAAATCAGTGAGCTGCCGTCCGATCTGGCTGCGCGCAAAAGCCACATCGTGATCGCTGATTTCCATCTCTATTCCCTCCTGTTAAGCCGCCAGCTGCGCCTCTTCCATCCGCTGCGCTCTCACTACCACCTGAGAGCGTGGCGTTTCGGGGCGCTCGGTTGATTCCCAATGCCGACTCATCGAATCGGCATCAGTGAATGTTCCGTTCTCCGTTGCGCGCTATGCCGAGTCGTCTCAGGCCCTGGTCAGCTACTGGCGTATTCCAGGGAGGCGGTTGCGCAACTTCGCGTGGCTGCATGTGGAGCCACGGCCAGTTCCAGAGCTGGCATGGGGCGGGGAATTTGTTGATCGCGCTGTATGCCGAAGCAGACCCCGCCGCGATGTTCCCAATCTGTTAAAGAGCGTTCCGGGATCACCCGAGGCCTCTTGAGGCCCTGAAGCGTGTTTCGCTTCGTTGGAGCCAAATATAGGTATTCCTTTTCGCAAGGTCAATAGGGATTCCTATATTTTTCATGGATCGGATTTTTAGGTCGAATTTCTACGGCCGGATAGCGACGAAAGGTGAATGACTTGGATTAAAAAAATGCGGAGAGGATCACATGCCACGCGTATTCCTGGCCGCAAGCGTTAAGGCCACATGGCGCGGCGAGTACCTGAACGAGTCTCCGGCTGCTGCTGATGAGCTGGCGAGGATTGCGATTAGGCTTCTTGTAGAAGAGCACGGAACGCACCGCGCGCGGCTGAAAATAAGGCGCGAGCTTGCGAAATATCGGCCTGACTACAAGGGAGCTGGAAGCGATGCAGATCCGCCTTTGGCCTAGGCATTACTTGGAATTTCAAGGAAGGCCGAGAAAAGGCCCGGTCTTGCACAGTGCTAGCACCATGCTAGCCGGGCTGATTCCTGATTCCTGATTCCTGATTCCTGATTCCTGATTCCTGATTCCCTCAAAAGGCCCTCTCGGGCCCATGCGGGCGATCAGGTATCAGCGCTTCCGATAGGAGCCTACAAGCACTCCAACGATGTGCGTTTCTTCAGTGATCGGAATCATAGGGTGCTGCGGGTTCAACGGTTTCAGGTAGAACTGGCCGGCGTCCTCGATGAATATCTTGAACGTGGCCGCATTGCTCGCCGGCAGCTTTGCAACTACCGGATCGCCTGATTTGTGTGCAACATCCGGGTCTACGTAAATGAAAGTCCCGTGCGGGTAACTCTCATATCCAGGGTACGGACTCGTCATTGAGTCACCCTCAACGCGCAGCGCAAAGCCGCGCGGGCCAATCGGATCAGGGCAGGGCATCCAAACCTCAGCATCGCCTACTTCGTAAAGGTCGATAGCCTCACTCCATGTCCCGGCTGCTACCCAGCTTATGAGCGGCACCTTATGGATTGCTCCAAGTGGGATGACCGAGCCCTCATGAACCTGGAGTGGTTCTACATTTCCCCCAGTATCGGTGGGGTTGGTAGATTCTTGAGGCCGCATGTCGCCTTGTCCAGTCTCCAGCCACAGGGGATCGACGCCGCATGCGTGGGCGATGCTCGCGGTATATGAGCTGCTGACGGTCTTTCCAGTCTCCATTTCGGAGATGGTCGCCTGCTTAATGCCGACTTTGTCCGCCAGTTCGCTCTGTTTCAGGCCGGCGAATTTGCGTGCGGCCCTCACGCGCTGTTTGAAGTCCATTCGACGATTGTCACAGGCTGGCCTATATGCTTGCAAACAGGCATTCCTTTGTTCTAGGATATAGGCATTCCTATCTGAGGTAGTGCCATGAACATCTACGAACGGCTCGTTAAGCACTTCGGAACTCAGGAGCTGACCGCCGCTGCGCTGAATGTCAAGCAGGGCACTGTCTCCGGATGGGTCCGTGGTGAGCACGGCATGTGCGCCGTCACCGCCCTTACTGCTGAGCAAGTCACAGGCGGGGCTTTCAAGGCCGTAGAGCTTTGCCCAGCCCTCAAGCGCGTCAAGGCTGCGGCCTGAATTCGAATTTTTCATAGCGATAAGGAGAGTCACCTACATGTACGCAAATCTTGAAGACAAGCGAAGCATCCCTCGCAAGGTCCGGTTCAGCCCGGCGATTGACCGCATCCTGCAGAAGGCATCCCAGCGCGCAGGTATGCAGCACGCGACCTTTCTCTACGAATTGATCGAGTACGGCATCGAGAACGGAGCCCTGGATGAACTGATCAGCGAGCACAAGCGTAAGACTACCGCGGCCTAGGGGCCCTATGGAGGCTCAAGTGCCCGAATCTGCTAACACCGAGCAGCGGAGAAAGTTCGCTGAACAAGAAGAACTGCTGAGAGCAGTCGCTGAACGCCTTGGCAAACCCATTGACGAGGTTTTCGAGGAGCTAGTCGTGTCCTCTATTTCGATGGGTGGCTTGACTGTTGTCAGCCGCCCTAAAGCCCCTTTGCTTCGGCTGGTTGGGGCAAATGAGGGCCAGTGAGGCCCTCGAAAGGGGCTCAGCGATTTTGCTGAACCCTAGACGCAAAAAAGCCGGGATTGCGGCCCGGCTCTTTCAGTAACACCAACTTGTGGAGCAGATAATGCCGAACTTACTACCGAGTTGCAATACCTTGACCATGAGCAGCCGCGAGATTGCTGATCTGGTCGATGCCAGGCACAACGATGTTGTGGCAACCATTGAGCGCCTTTTCTCTAAGGGGCTTTTACGATCAAGTCGTATAACCCGGCGCGAGGCAACGGGAGGTCGGCCGCTTCAGGTTTACGACCTGTGTGAGCGTGATACGCACCTTGTCGTTGCTGGGTACAGCGACGAGCACAGGGCGCGGGTAATTGATCGCTGGCAAGAACTTGAATCTGCAAGAAGCGTCCAGCTACCCGATTTCACAAACCCTGCTGAATCGGCGCGCGCGTGGGCTGAGCAGTACGAGCTGCGCGCCGTCGCACAGCAAGCGTTGGCTATCGCAGCCCCGAAGGTCGAGTTCGTCGATAGGTACGTTGAGAACACCGGCACGATGACCTTCCGCCAGGTGGCGAAGCTGCTCAAGGCCAACGAACGTCAATTCCGCCAAATGCTGATCGATGGTCATGTCATGTATCGCCTCAACGGCGTGATGACTCCGTATCAGAACCATCTCGACGCTGGCCGCTTTGAGCTTAAGACCGGCACATCCGAACGAAACAACCACGCCTTCGCGCAAGCCCGCTTCACGCCCAAGGGCGTCCAGTGGATCGCTGGCCTGTGGGCGTCGCACACCATGCAGGAGGCCGCATGATGGCCAGATCCCGAAATATCAAGCCTGGATTCTTTCAGAACGAAGACCTGGCAGAGCTGGACTTTGCTACTCGCCTGCTCTTCATCGGGCTATGGACTGAGGCTGATCGCGAAGGTCGGTTAGAGGATCGTCCGAAAAAGCTAAAAATCTCCCTGTTCCCATCTGATGATGTGGACGTTGAGTCGATGCTGTGCGGCCTCGCCAAGTACGAGTTCATCCGCCGCTATGAGCGGGACGGCAAGCAGATCATCCAGATTGTGAAGTGGGCCAAGCACCAGAACCCGCACAAGAAGGAAGCGCCATCTGTTCTGCCAGCTGAGTTCGACACAGAGCCTGGAGAAGAAGAGGGGCCCGAAAGAGGGCCTCTGGCTGAGGCGTCCGAGGAGGTGTTTGAGTCATTCTGGAAGCTATACCCGCGTAAGTGCGGGAAGGAGCCGGCCCGCAAGGCATTCGCCAAGATAAATCCATCTCCCGAGCTTTTGGCGCAGATGGTCGAGTCGCTCGCTAAGCATTGCGCCTCGACTGGCTGGACGAAGGATGACGGCCAGTTCATCCCGCACGCCTCGACTTGGCTGAATCAGAAGCGCTGGAACGATGAGGTGAAGCCGGCAGGCAATGTCCACCAGTTCCCTGGCGCCTCGCGTCACACCGGCTTCGATCAGCGCGACTACAAGGCAGGCCTGACTGAGCGGGAGGATGGTACCTATGGCTTCTGAATTGAGCACTGCGCTGACCGATCTCGACCGCCGTTTCGGGGTGACCGGCAAAAAGCCAGCCGTCTGCGAGAAGCACGGCGACTACATCTCTGTTCTGCGCGATGGGCATGAGCCGAGTTCTTGCCCGACCTGTTTCGCTGAGGTGCGCGCCGAAGAGGATCGGCTGAACAAGCTGCGTGACTTCGCGCACTGGCAGCTCCAGAAGGCGCGCATTCCTCGCCGATTCGCCGAGAAGTCGTTCGCCAACTACGAAGCCCGCACGCCCGAGCAAAAGGAGGCGCTCGAAATCTGCCAGGCATATGCCGACAACTTCGAGGAGCACCTGAAGGCTGGGCGCTGCATGTTGCTGCTCGGCAGCCTGGGCACCGGTAAAACGCACCTCGCCATCGCCATCGCCAACCGCCTGATTCACAAGAAGGGCATCTCGGCAATCTACCGCACTGTTGGCGGCGTGCTGGCTGAGATTCGGTCGAGCTATGACGCTCGCGACGTGACCGAGGAGGAGGTCATGCGCAGTCTGATCGCCCCGAAGCTGCTGATCCTCGACGAGGCGGGCGCCACGAAGCCGAGCGAGTTCGAGCTGGCAACCCTGTTCCGCATCATCAACGGTCGCTATGAGCAGCTTCTGCCGACCATCGTTATCTCGAACCTGCCGGCTGATGAGCTATCGGCTGCGCTTGGCGAGCGCTGCGTTGACCGCCTGCGTGAGGGTGGCGGCTTTGCCATCGGCTTCGATTGGAAGTCTGCGCGCGGGAGGGCCAAGGCATGAACCGCTCCCGCTCAATGACCCTTCCCCAGCGAGTAATCGTCGATCAGCTCAAGGCCGATGGCTTCTCCGTGGATCAGGAAGAAAACACCGTCGTCCGCATGAAGCGCGGCAACGACTACCGATTGGTGCAGATGGACGGCTCGCAGAAGCGGGCCTATGGGGCGAAGCGATGAGTGATTTTGCAGAAATGGCCGCCGCCTTCCACCAGGCCCGCACCGCCCCCGATGTAACAGATCGCGCTACTGGCCTAGAGGAGGCAGATCGTATAGGTGGCGTGGCGCTGGTACAGGCCAGGCTGCAGGGGCAGGGCGCTGAGTTCTGCGTCGACTGCGATGAGGAGATTCCGGCCGCTCGCCGCAAGGCCTATCCGTCGGCGGTGTGCTGCGTTGAGTGCCAGTCCATCCGTGAAGCGAGGGCCGTATGAATGAGCTGGCTCTTTTCGCGGGAGCTGGTGGCGGCCTGCTCGCAAGCCACCTGCTCGGCATCACTCCTGTCTGCGCAGTCGAGCACGACGAGCACTGTCAGCGGGTACTGGTCCAGCGACAAAACGATGGAGCTCTCCCTCCGTTCCCCATCTGGGATGACGTTCGAACGTTTGACGGCCTACCGTGGCGCGGAATTGTTGACGTCGTATCTGGAGGCTTTCCCTGCCAGGCCTTCAGCACTGCCGCTGCTGGACGCAACAACGCTGAAAACCTTTGGCCGGAGATGCGCCGGATCGTGGCAGATGTCGCTCCCAGGCTTATCTTCGCCGAGAACGTCGCCGAGCGAGCAATTGAAGAAGCCGGACGCGACCTCGTTCGCATGGGTTACCAAGTCCGAATGCTTCCCCTGTCCGCGGCAGACCTGGGTGCTGACCACGTTCGGCAGCGCTACTGGCTACTTGCACACGCCGACGACCAAGGCGAACTACTGCGCCGATTCAATGCAGAAGTGGCCGGCCGCGCGCGAGTTCCGGCGAGTGTTTGGGCGTCCGAGCCCGGCAATCCACGAGTGGCTGATGGGATGGCCGGAAGGGTGGACCGATACCGCTCCTCTGGAAACGGGCAAGTGGCAGCAGTGGCTTACGCAGCATTCGTTGAGCTCGCTGCCAGCTTTGAAGGAGGCCGCGTAAATGGCTGAGAAGATCCGCGTCTCGCATATCGGCGAGCTCTCCCAAGTCAACGCCGCGATCCGTGCAAAGGGTTTTCCTTGCACGGTGACCATCGCCGGCGCCAGTCGATCGCTCCCGCAGAACGCCCTGTTCCACAAGTGGTGCGAGGAGATCGCCCGCTTCTTTGTGAGCATGGGCAAGACGACCTTCGCTACCGGCGCCCCCATGGACCGGGACAACGTGAAGCGCAACCTGAAGCAGACGTTTCTCGGCGAGCAGCTGGTCCAGGACATCAACCTGAAGACCGGCGAGATCACCGACCGCTACGAGCTAAAGCACACCAGCGAGCTCGACAAGGGTGAGATGCACGCCTTCATGACCTGCATCGACGCCTGGGCGACCGAGCACGGCATCTACCTGCCGCACCCGGAGGATTCCGAGTACATGCGGATGAAGATCGAGTTCGGGGAGGCGGCATGACCAAGGCCGAAAGCACCCACCTGTCCCGCGTTGCCGCCTTGGGCTGCATCGTCTGCCGGAACCTCGGCTACGGCGAGTCTCCGGCCGCCTGCCATCACATCCGTGCCGGCCAGGGTATGAGCCAGCGGGCAAGTCACTTCGAGGTTATCCCGCTCTGCGGCGCGCATCACCAGACCGGCGGACACGGCGTTGCCATTCATGCCGGGCAAAAGACCTGGGAGGCGAAGTACGGCACCGAGCTCGAGCTGCTTGCTCAGGTTCGGCGCCTGCTTGGTATCGAGGTGGCCGCATGAAGACCTGCCCCGTAGACGCCACCCACAAGACCACCGGCTACAGCCCTGAGCAGACCTTGTACTGCCACGACTGCCGCAAGGAACACCCATGGCCGCTAAAGCCCGGCCAGATACCCCTGATCGCAAACAACAGAGCAACGAGGAAGCCGCAAGCATGACTCCAGAACTACAGGCCGTGATGGTCTTCACCTCTGCCTTCTTCCAGGTCTTCCTGTTGGGGCTCAACAGCAAGCTCCTGCGCGACGACAAGATCCCGGCAGGCTTCGTCGTGTCCTGGCTGATCACGCTGGCTCAGTTCGCCTACATCTGGTCGGTCGCCCACTCGCAGATCAATACCGTTCCGTTCCTGCTGATCTCCGGCCTGGGCGGCTCGCTGGGCATCACCTTCGCCCAGTACTTCTACCGCTGGTACGACCGCAAATTCCACCGCAAGGGAGCCGCAGCATGAGCGAGAAGCCAACGAACCCGAAGGACATGATGGGCGTGATGAAAGCGCCAATGTCCACCGTCTCCGCTCCAGTCATGGCTGAAGTCGGCGTTGCGATGCTGGAAGGCGCTCTGAAGTACGGCCGGCACAACTACCGCGCCGTCGGCGTCCGTGCCTCGGTTTACTACGACGCCACCATGCGGCACCTGATGGACTGGTGGGAAGGGCAGGACATCGACCCTGATTCGGGCATGTCGCACATCACTAAGGCCATCACATCGCTGGTCGTCCTGCGTGACTCGATGATTCAGGGCAACTGGAGCGACGACCGCCCGCCGCATTCGCCTGAGTTCTACGTCGAGCTGAACCAGAAGGTCGCCGCGCTGCGTGAGAAGTACAGCGACCGCTCGCCGACCCATTACACGCAGGCGCACATGGCCGAGCAATTCGGCCAGCAGAACACCATCGACTGCCGCACCGATGAGCAGAAGGCGGGCGCATGAAGATCAGCCGAATCGATGTGATTGGACAGAACGGAAACGATGGGGCGGCCTATGACGGGTTCGGGGCGGAATGGCTCGCACAATCTGGCCTGCTTGACGAGGGCGGAGCGGGATCTGATCGAAGCGGACAAGACGGCCTGCCTCATCAGATGGAAGGTGCGCGACCTCAAGGGGCCGGAGAAGCAGAGGCAGGGCAACGTACTGCTGGCGGCTGTTCCCGAGACTGCGCGTCCTGCGGTTGTGCAAGCGCTGAAGGCGAGGGGGAGTAGATGACTTTCCCGATCCGTAAAGCCTCAGCCCAAACCACGGTCAAGCCGGCGAAAAGTGCGGGATCGGGAAAATCAACCGCGAGCCAGGCTGAGGACGCGCTAGCGCTTCACCTTCGCGCGGAAGGCATCGAAGCCATCCGAGAGTACCGCTTCGCCGCTGAAGCTTGTGGAGGGCCTGGTAAGGGCCTGCGTGATCGTCTGGCTAAGGCCGGCCTGCAGGACTGGCGCGCTGACTTCGCGCTGCCGGAGCACGGATTGCTGATCGAATGCGAGGGCGGCGGTTGGGCTGGGGGTAGACACACCCGCGGTGCCGGTTTCGCTGCCGACCTCAAGAAATACGACGCCGCTGCCCGCCTTGGGTGGCGCGTCTACCGCTGCGACCCCGCCATGATCAAGAGCGGGCGCGCTATCGAGACAATCCGAATTCTGATGCAGCAGGGGAGAGCAGCCTGATGGCCGCACGCAAGCACGACGACGAGACAATCAAGGCCGCGCTGACTGGCCGCACTGTGGCAGAGGCTGCGCAGATCCTTGGGCTGCACGAGCGCAACGTCTACACCCACAAGGCAAGGCTGGCCCGGCAGGGATGGAGCCCGGAGCACGACATGACCAAGACAGTGCCCGATGGCTTCCGCCTCAAGGGCACGTCGACCCTGTACGACGAAGACGGCAAGGCCAAGCTTCAATGGGTCAAGACCACCATCGACCAAGAGCGCCAGGCTGAACTGATCCGTGAAGCGTGCCAGGCGATGTCCGAGGATCTACCGCAGGTTGAGCCGCGCAAGGCCGGCAACAGCTACCTGTCTCACCTGCTGGCCGCCTACCCGATCGGTGACGCCCACATTGGGATGCGCGCATGGGGAGAGGAAACGCAGGGCAGCGATTGGGATCTGGCCATTGCCGAGCGCGTCCAGTGTGGCGCCATGGCTGCTCTGGTCGATATGGCGCCGGCCTGCGAGCAAGCGCTGATCATCAATTGCGGCGACTGGTTCCATGCCGACAACATGGAAGGCACCACGAGCCGCTCCGGCCACATCCTGGACGTCGACGGGCGCTACGCGAAGATGATCCGCGTTGGCGTGAAGGTGATGAGGCAGTGCATCGAGTCCGCACTGATAAAGCACGCCCGGGTGCGCGTCTGCAACGTCATCGGCAACCACGACGACACCGGGGCCATTTGGCTGAGCATCGCCCTGAGCCATATCTACGCCAATGAGCCGCGCGTCCAGATAGATACCTCGCCAGCGCCATTCATGTACCACGAGCACGGCAAGGTGCTGATCGGGATGCACCACGGCCATTCCTGCAAGCCTGACCGCCTGCCCGGCGTCATGGCTACCGATCAGGCGCAGGCATGGGGTCGAACCGAGTTCCGCTACTGGTACATCGGCCACGTCCACCACCAGAGCGTCAAGGAATACAGCGGCGTCACCGTCGAGTCCTTCAACACCCTGACCGCGAAGGACGCCTACTCCGCATGGGGCGGCTACCGTGCTCAGCAGAACATGAAGTGCATCATCCATCACGCGGAGTTCGGCGAGGTCGGCCGGCACACGGTGAATCCGAACATGCTCAAGGGGGAGGTAGCAGCATGAAGATGAGCAGCGCGCGTCAACTCTGGCATGACGCCTACTACCAGCGCCGGGAATCGACTACCTCCTACGCCATCGAGGTGGGAATGCTGCAGGCCAGCATCCAGAAGACCGAGAAGGACCGCCGCACCGACGTGGCGCTCGATCAGGCGCTGTGCGGAATGGTGCAGTCGGTAATCGGTACGCTGCCGGCCAGCCTGCAGTGCTTCGGTCACTGGATGTACTCACCACTGGCCGACGACGATCACCGAGAGATTGCCGAGGAGCTGGTTTTCGCCATGGCTGCCGCCAAGCTGCCGCGCATGACCGAGTCAAAGCGCGAGAAGGCGCAGTACGTCGCCAAGGGCGTGCTGTACCGGTACCGCCGCCAGCATCAGGGAGGGCAAAGCTCGACGCCTGACCCGTTGCCGACGCCCGAGTGCTTCCGCGCCTGGCTGTTCGACGAGTACGGTGTTCGCCTCTGTAGCGAGAACTGGACCCGTGAGTGGGAGTCACATATCGATGCGTTCTTCCAGGCCTGCAACGACCTCGACAAGTCCGCGCTGGCTCCGGTCTCCGGCCTTCTGTACCAGTGGAAAGAGGCGGCGTGAATTGTGAGAAAAAGTCCTTGCATTCCCGTGCGGCTCAGGTGATCATTTCTCCATGCTGTGATTCCTTCGCCTGAGGGGATTGCAGCAGCAGGTGAACCCCAAGAGCGGGGCAATCGCGAATCGTTGCCGGGATACCTACGCGGACGCAACAGGTCATTAACGCCCGGAGGCAGGACGAGCCACTGCCCACCTGCACCAACCCAAGAAACCGACCACTGAGTCGGTTTTTTTATGCCGATTAGAAAGCCAATCCGCGCTTCAGTCGGCAATCAAATACCAGTTTCGGGCGCTAAAGGCCGTTTGAATGGCTCGCCACCATGCGCCCAACCCAATCCCCGGCCTGCTTGCGATCGGCTACGCGCCACACGCAGCACACTGCGCGACCTGAGTACAGGTATCGCCCCTAGGACGCTGGGGGAATCGGGCACTACACCACGAATTCCGGCCCCATGCCTGCCTCCTTGCTCATAGGCGGATCGCACGCGCATGTGAGGCCGGACTTAACCAACTGCCCCATGCGGGATAACCGAGATATGAAGATGCCCGACCGTCCTGAAACGTGGGCTGCGGCTCTCGCATGGCTGCAGACCGTTGCCCCGAGCCTGTATGCGTTCGGCCTGTCCGTAACCATCGCTGTATTGCGTGTGGTGTATGGCGGCGGCACGAAGCGGCAGATGGTTCTCGAAGGGGCGCTGTGTGGATTCGCCACGCTGACCCTGGTCCCGCTGCTCGAATACTTCGGCCTGCCGCAGAGCATGGCCACGTTCGTCGGCGGCAGCGTCGGATTCCTCGGTACCGAAAAGCTCCGTGACCTGGCTATCCGCTGGGGGGAGAAGAAGGCGAGCGCATGAAGCCGTCGGCGTTCACTGAATGGCTGCGCCGCCTGATGACGGGCCTTCACCCCAATCTGGTATGCGCCGCATGAAACGCCTCCACGCCATCCTCCTGTTCCTATACCTCGCAGCCTGTGTCGCTGTGATGCTGGCAAGGGAGGCGTGGCGATGGGGAAGGAAACAACATAGAGGTTACTGACATGCTGACTCCGAAGATGGAGGCCTTCTGTCTGGCCTACCTGAAATCGGGTAATGCCAGCGAGGCCTACCGGCAATCGTACAACGCTGAAAACATGAAGCCGGAGACGATCAAGAACAAGGCGCACCTGCTTCTCAAGCGGGGCGACGTTAGGGCGACTCTGGAGATTCTGAGAAAGCCTGTCGTGGAGGCTGCGCAGATCACCCTTGCCAGCCACCTGGAAGACTTGAAGACGCTACGAGACCGGGCGCTTGAAGCCGAACAGTTCAGCGCCGCTATCACTGCTGAGGTTTCGCGCGGCAAGGCTAGCGGTCTGTATACCGAGAAGATCGATCATTCCAGTTCGGATGGCAGTATGACGCCTGCGGGCCTGGGGCATTTCTATGGCGGTAGCACAGAAAGCGGTGGCGACGCTTAACCCGGCGCTGAAAGACTTCTGGCTCAAGCCTGCCCGCAACAAGGTTCTGTACGGCGGCCGTGCATCGTCCAAGTCGTGGGACGCGGCAGGGTTTGCGATCTACCTGGGCGACAACTTCAAGCTGCGCTTCCTCTGCGCACGCCAGTTCCAGAACAAGATTGCCGAATCGGTTTACACCCTGCTCAAGATCCAGATCGAGCGCTTCGGCCTGCAAGATCGGTATGACATCCAGCGCGACAAGATCATCAACCGATTCACCGGCACCGAGTTCCTGTTCTACGGCCTGTGGCGCCACATCGACGAAGTGAAGTCGCTGGAAGGCATCGACGTATGCTGGCTGGAAGAGGCGCACAACATCACGGAACACCAGTGGGAGATATTGGAGCCCACTGTCCGGAAGGCGCATTCGCAGTTCTGGATCATCTTTAACCCGCGCCTGGCTACCGACTTCGTTTGGCGCCGTTTCGTGGTAAGCCCGCCGCCTAACACGGTGGTGCGCAAGATCAACTACACCGAAAACCCGTTCCTTTCGCATACGATGCTGGAGTTGATCGCCGCGGCCAAGGAAGAGGATTTCGAGGAATACCAGCACATATACCTGGGCGTGCCGCGCAACGATGACGAGTCGGTCATCATCAAGCGGTCGTGGATCGAGGCCGCAATCGACGCGCACAAGGTGCTCGGCTTTGAGCCGTCAGGCGCCAAGCGTATTGGCTTCGACGTAGCAGACAGCGGCAACGACCTCTGCGCCAACGTGTTTGCGCATGGCTCTGTCGTCTCTTGGGCGCATGAGTGGAAGGGCGAAGAGGATGAGCTGCTCAAGTCCTGCATGAAGACCTATGAGCAGGCCCGCCAGCGTGAGGCCGAGATCATTTATGACTCAATCGGCGTGGGGGCATCGGCAGGCGCCAAGTTTGCTGAGCTGAATGCGGCCAACCCGAAGCTGCGTAAGCTGGTTTACACCAAGTTCAACGCAGGCGGGGCGGTCTTCCGGCCGGACAGCCAGTACCAGCCCGGCATCACCAACAAAGACATGTTCTCGAACATCAAGTCTCAGGCGTGGTGGCTGGTCGCTGATCGATTCCGCAACACGTACAACGCCGTCCGCAAGGGTGAGAAGTTCCGCGATGACGAGTTGATCAGCATCGCGAGTGATTGCCCGCATCTGGACAAGCTGATCGACGAGCTATCGACGCCCAAGCGTGACTACGACGCGAACGGGCGCGTGAAGGTCGAGAGCAAGAAGGACATGGCCAAGCGGGAAGTGGCATCGCCCAACCTGGCAGACGCTTTCATCATGTGCTTCGCCCCGACCGCGAACAAATCATTCAACTGGCTATAGGTTTCCCATGAGCGAAGACACAAAGCCGCGCCTTCGCTATTCCAGCGACGGAACGATGATCGCCAGCAATGACGGCCTGAAGAACGTTATATCTGGCATGGGCACCGAACGGGACCGGCGCACGTACTCGCAGTTTGCATACGGCTCGGTGAACGACATTGCCGAGCTGGAGGCTGCGTATTCGACCAACTGGATTGCCAGGCAGGTCATCGATGCCCCGGTGGAGGACGCAACGCGCGAATGGCGCACGTTCTCTATCGACGAGTGCGCCGAGATCCGCAAGGCTGAGAACGCGCTAAACCTGCAGGGTGTCACGCAGGAGGCGTTCAAGTGGGCTGGGCTATACGGTGGCGCGGGTGTGCTGCTTATTACTGACCAGCCGCTCGACAGGCCGCTTGACCACAAGAAGATCAAGAAGGGCTCGCTGAAGCGCTTGCTGGTCCTCGACCGGATGCTCATCACCGGGATTGACTTCAACGTCAGTGACCCGATGGCGGTTAACTACCTGCTGCCGAGCTACTACGTCGTCAACGGTGGCCGGCTGCCGATCCATCACAGCCACTTCGTTCGGGCGCCAGGGGCAAAGCTGCCGCTGCGTATGCGGATGATCAATCAAGGCTGGGATGACTCGCAGCTTCGCCGCTGCATGGAAGACATCAAGGACGCGGTTTCGGCCAAGTCCGGCGTGGCGAGCCTGATCCAGGAGGCGAACGTCGACATCATCAGCAAGGACGGGTTGAGCGACATCCTGTCCAGCGGCGACATGGACACGGCGGTAGCCTCCCGCTATCAGATGTTCGGCATGATGAAGTCGATGTTCCGGCTTGGCCTGCTCGACAGCTCGGAAGAATACGCCCGTCATCCCGCATCATTCGGCGGCCTGGGCGAGATTCTGTCGACCCTGATGGAGTGGGTGTCCGGTGCTGCTGAAATCCCCATGACGCGCCTGTTTGGCGTCCAGTCGAAAGGGATTGGCGATTCCGGGCAGGGTGACCTGACCAACTACTACAACGCGATCCGCAGCAAGCAGGAGAGCGACTATCGGCAGTTCCTCGAAGCCATCGACAAGGTGCTGATCCCTTCGGCGCTGGGGTCGATGCCCGATGACTGTGAGTTCGACTGGAACCCGCTGTCGCAGCCCTCGGACGCGGAATTGGCTCAGCAGCAGCTGGCCTTTGCTCAGTCCGATGACATCCGACTACAGCAGGGCGTGGTCAAGCGCTCCCAGCTGATGCGCAAGCTGTCCGAGCAGGGCGTTTACGCCATCAGCGAAGAGGACATTCAGCAGGCCGAGGCCGACGAGAAGGCGGAGCGAGATGGAGAAGACTACATCCCCCTTGCAGGCCTTGGCGGAGACGAACCAGGCGCTGCTGAAGAAGCGGGCCAAGTCAGCGAAGCTGATCCGGCCTAAGGACGCCGCAGAGCGCTACTACCGGGGGAAACTCCGGGCGCTCGTGCGGGAGATGGCGCAGGCGGTCGATGCTGAGCTGACGCCGATCCTGAAGGCTGAGTACACCGCTGACTCACCGCTGGTTGACCGGATCATCGCCGCGCTCAACCGGCTAGCAGCCCGATTCACCGGCACAGCCTACGCCAATCAGGCTTACCGGCTCGCACAGTCAACGCTGAGCATGGCTGAGGCCGATAGCACGGCGGCGTTCGTCGAGTCCGTGAATCGCGCCGTTGGCGTTGATATGGGGCGCCTGATGTCGAGCGAAGGGCTGCAGGCCTACATGGATGCAGCCGTTGCCGAGAACGTCGCGCTGATCAAGTCGATCAGTTCCGACTACTTCAGCAAGATCGAACAGGCCGTCATGGGCGGGATGCGTGCCGGCGAGTCCACTACGGTCATCGCCAGGCGCATTCAGGAAGAGACGGGCAGCACCTACAAGCGCGCCAAGCTCATTGCCCGCGATCAGATGGCCAAGGCGAACAGCGACATCACCCGCAAACGGCAGCAGCAGGCCGGCATCGCTCGGTTCCGCTGGTCGACCTCGAAGGATGAGCGCGTGTCTGGCAACCCAGCCGGCAAGTTCCCGAATGCCAAGGTGAAGTGCTACCAGATCGCCCGGCAGGACGTTGGGTATGGCCCTGGCGTGTACCTGATCGACAAGGGCGCCAAGTACGCAGGCGAGGCGGGGCTGTTCCCTGGCCGAGCGCACATAAATTGCCGCTGCGTGGCGGTAAGCCTGATTGAAGGCGTCGACTACTAAGGAACCACCGCATGAAGATTCTTCTTCAGGATCGTGCGGCCATCCCTGTTCCTTCCCAGCGAACCTATACCGAAAACGGCTATCTCAAGGTGCCGGGACGGGTCGCGCTCGCCGGGAATGTGCAGCAGTACCTGGCAAGCGAGCTAGGGCTGACGGATAGGCCAGGCAATACCGTCGTCAACGTCTACCGGCCGCCAGAGTCGGTGTTTGATCCGGCATCGCTGGCGACCTACGACAACGCGGACGTGACCGTTGAGCATCCGACCGAGATGGTTAGCGCGGCGACGTACCGCAGAGACGCGGTAGGGCACGCGGTTAGCCCTGGCAGGCAGGAGGGCAATGCCGTCGTTGTTGACTTGCTCATTAAGGATGCACTCGCCATCGAGGCTATCGAAGAGGGCAAGGCTGAGTTATCCGCCGGCTACCTGGCCGAGTACGTGCCGCAGCCCGGCACGACCCCGGACGGCACCCCTTACGAATTCATTCAGCGCGGCATTGCCGTGAACCACATCGCCTTGTGCGATCAAGCGAGAGCGGGCCGCTTGGCTCGTCTGTTCGACCACAAAACGCCCCTGGAGGCTGTTATGTCCCACAAAGTGACCCTGGACTCTGGTGCCAAGGTTGAGGTTGCCGACGAGGCCTCCGCAATCCTGATCCAGTCCACCATCGACGGCCTCCGCAAGCGCGTTGCCGATGCCGAAGAAGAGAAGACCAAGGCCGAACTGGCCAAGGACGAAGCTGAAGCCAAGGCCGACGCCCTGGACGAAGAGAACGAGGAGCTGAAGAAGCAAGCCTCGGAAGATTCGATCAGCAAGCGCCTGGCTGACGTGCTGGCCGTCACCGATGCCGCCCGCAAGCTGGCCGGTGCTGAGTTCACCTGCGACAGCGTAAACCCGCTGGAGATCAAGCGCGCCGCTCTGGCTGCCCGCCTGCCGAAACGCGCCTGGGCTGACAAATCCGAAGCCTACATCCACGCCGCCTGGGATTCCGAGATGGAGAAGCAGGAAGCCGAGGACGAGGACGAAGAGGACGAGAAGTCCAAAACCACCGATTCGCACCGCCAGCTCGGCGCCGACCTGAGCAAGGTCAAGACCGGCGACGCCCAAACCACCCTCGATGCTGCCTATCAGGCCCGCATGGAACGTACTGCTAACGCCTGGAAGGGGAACTAAGCCATGTCCGTCACTCAAGATACCTTCGGCCAATACGCCGGCATTGGCTTTCACGGCCAGCAGAACACCGATTACCCGTCGTGGATCAGCTCGAAGCACGCTGAAGGCGGCGCGATCCCGTTCGGCGTGGCGGTCAGCTTCGGCACTGCTGACCATCAGGCAGTCCTTGGCGGCGCTGCATCGGCTGACCTGATCGGCGTCACCGTCCGCACTCAGGCGGTCGAGAACAACGCGGCTGGCGAATCGCTGTACCGCGAAGACCAGGCCATGTCCGTAATGGAGAAGGGCCGCATGTTCGTGACCGTCTCCGATGGCGCGACTCGTGGCGCTCCGGTCTACGTGGTTCCGGCTACTGGTGAGCTGGTTTCGACCGCCACCAACAACGTCGCCCTGACCGGCGCCCGCTTCGTCCGCGCTTGCGCTGCCGGCGAAGTATCTGAAATCGAAATCAAGTAAGGAGCGACACAATGCGCCAGAACACCTTTGACGCCGGCCCAGCGGCCGCAATGTCGTTCCTGATCAGTCAGCGGACGCACATCGAAACCAAGGTCTATGAGACCAAGTATCCCGACGTTACGTACGCCGAGCTGATCCCGGTAGACACCAGCGCTCCCGAGTGGGCGCCGATCGTTGCCGTTGCCTCGGTTGACGCTCGCGGCGAACTGGCCTTCGTTGGCCCGAACAGCAACGACATCAACCGCGCCGACGTTGGTTACAAGCTGGGCACCCACCCGGTACAGACCGCCGCTCTCGGTTACGGCTACAGCCTGGAAGAAATCAACCAGGCTCGCCTGATGAACACGAACCTGAGCGCCGACAAGGCCGCTGCAGCCATGCGCATCGCCGAGCAAGGCCTGAACAAGCTGGCCTATCTCGGCAATGCCGAAGCCGGCTATCAGGGCCTGTTCAACACCTCCACCGTGAGCGTGGCCGCTGCCGGCAGCACCATTGCGGCTCTTGTTGCAGGCGCGACCGACGTTGCAGGCGCTCAGGCTGTCGTGACGTTCTTCCAGCAGCGCATCGACGTGGTCTACGTGACCAACACCAATACCACGTTCGCGCCGACCCACATTCTGCTGCCTCCGGCTCAGCGCAACCTGCTGTCCTCGGCGATCCTGCCGTTCGGCGGCAACATGACTCTGCTGCAGTACCTGGAAGCGAACCTCGTTTCCGGCCGCAGCGGTCGTGTGCAGTTCGTGCCGGACCTGAGCCTGAAGGGCGCGGGCGCTGGCGGTGTGGACCGCATGATGGTCTACACCCGCTCGGAAGAGACTGCGAAGTTCCATCTGCCGATGGGCTTCAACTTCCAGGCTCCGTACCAGGACACCGCGCTGTCGTGGTTCATCCCGGGCATCCTGCGTACTGGCGGCACCGAGATCCGCGTTCCGAAGGCTCACGCCTACTTCGACGGGGTGTAAGCCATGACGACGCTCACCAATGTCAGCCGACAGTTGGTGGCCGTGACCGACGCCGGGGTGATGAAAGACATCGCTCCCGGCGCCTCGGTCGACGTGGATGGTCGCCAGAACTGGAAAGATGACCTGTTCGTCAAGGCGGGATGGCTGAAGCTGTCCGAGCCTGAGCAGGCCAAGCCGGAAGACGCAACACCGCCGACGCGCCGCAAGCGCTGACGCACCGCCCCGCTTCGGCGGGGCACCTATTCCCAAGCCTCGCCAACGCGGGGCTTTTTGCATTCTGGAGCGCCGCATGGATATCACCGCTGACATCGTGACGGCCTTCCGTGGCTACTACGGCGAATTTGCAGACGTGACGGCCTGGCCCGATGCCGATGTGACTCGCGCACTCGAAGAGGCCGACGACGAGACAGGCGCCCGCTGGGGCGCCTACAAGCATCGTTCGATCAAGCTAAGGGGGATGTTCGCCTTTGCTGCGCATCGCCTCGCTATGGGCAGCCTGCGCCGCTCCGTGGTCGAGAACGGCGGGCTTGCTTCGACGCCTTACGCGGTTTCGAGCAAGTCGGTCGCTGATGAGTCGGTTTCCTACGCAGTGCCGAGCCCGAGCGTGGCCGAGCAGATCGCCAACGGTGACCTGGCCTTGACTGTCTACGGGCTTGAGTTCCTGCGCCTGCGCAAGCGTGCCGGGGCCGGCGCCCTGATGGTGTAGCCGTGAAACTGCAAACGTCCGTATCGGGCGGTGACAGGCTTGGCGACAAGCTGCGGCAGATACGCGAGCGCCTGCAGAAGAACAGCGGCGTACTGGTCGGGCTTCCGGCCGGGACGGGCAGCTACGAAGACGGCGCGCCCATTGCGGTAATTGCAGCGGTGCAGGAGTTCGGCTCAGCCGATGGCGTAGTACCTGAGCGCTCGTTCCTGCGCGTACCGCTACGGCAGAACGTCGAGGACTTCAAAGCTGTCTGGCGTGCGCAGATCCCGAAGGTGGTAGACGGCGAGCTGACCATGCATCAGGTGATGAGCCAGCTCGGTGCCAGGGCGGTCGGGGTGAGTCAGGAAGCGATTGCTGAGGGCATTGACCCGGCCAACGCCGATTCGACCATCAAGCGCAAAGGCTCAAGCAAGCCACTGATCGACACCGGGCAGCTCCGGCAATCCATCACATTCATCGTCGAGGACTGACCATGCTTTCCATGCAGGATCATATCGACGGCACGTTTAACAGCCCGATACCGGGCGGCGTGAAGCGCATCAAGCCGGCTTCCGGTGGCGGCTACACCGGGCCGGGCGGCACATGGGAAGCGGGTGCGCCGGAAGTCATCACGCTTAAGCGCGTGAACATCCAGGCCGCCGACATGAAAACGCTTGAGCTGCTCGTCAGCATGGGCGGCACGTCCAACCCCAAAGACGTTCGGATCGTTCACATCAACGACGGCGAGAACTACCTGTACCCCGACGACGACGGCAAGTTTGCCGATCTGCTGGAGTTCAGCGACGGGCTGGCCGTGCGGCAATGGCGCGTCATCGACTGCGACAACCGACCGTGGCGCAGCTTCTGCAAGGCCATCGTTGAACGCTACCGGGGGGCCTGATGGAAACCATCGAAGAGCTTTATCCGGTCTTCCAGCAGCTTGTAAGACTGGCGACGGGCGTCGAGACGGTGATTCTTGCCAACCAGACGGCAGCGCCGCCTAACGGGCTGTACGCCACCTATCTGCCGGTCCCGGTGCGTGCCTACGGGAATATCCGGCGCGAGCGGGTAGAGGTGCCAGCCACTGAGCCGACCGATCTTGAGGATTGGACGGACTTTGACGAGACGGCGCTGACCTCGATGCAGTTCATCCTCTCGGTGAACGTGCTGAACGAAGGCGCGGCGACGGCGGCTATGCGGCTGCACAACGCGAACTTCCGAAGCCCTGTCTCGGCGTACCTTTTCGAGAACCGGATCGGCTGGCGGTTCGTCAGCGACACCCGAAACCTCACCGGCAGGCTACAGGCCGGACTGCAACCCCGATACCAGGCAGATATCCACCTCTTTATTGAGGCGGCCGTCTCCTACCCCGTCCTGCGCGCTGCAGGTTTCAGCATCGAACTGACCGACGAAAGCGGCAACCCACTGAACGGAGCCTGACATGGCATATCCAGTAGACAATATCATCCCCGTAAATGTGATCATCAGCCCGTCCGGCCTGGGTTATGCCAACTTCAGCAGCGCCTTCGCATTCGCTGATCAGGCAGACCTGGCAGCGCTGGTGACCTTTGCGGCCAACACCTACCGCGACTATTCGACCACTTCGGAAGTGGCCGAGGACTTCGCCACCGATAGCCCGATCTACCACATCGCGACTCGCTACTTCGCGCAGATCCCGAAGCCGCCGCAGCTCAGCGTGTGGATGAAAGATCCGCTGGATGCCTCTCTGGTCGACACGCTCAACAAGGCTGCCGACGAAGCATGGCGCTATCACCAGTTCCTCAAGCTGTCCGACCTCACCGAAGCGAATGCGCTGGCGGTGGGAGATTGGGGTGATGCGAACAGCCGCGCCATTTGGGCAACCTTCAGCGCTGCCGGCATCCTCGACCCGCAGTCCACCACTGACATCATGTCCGTGCTCAAGACCAAGGGTAACCGCCACATGTTCGCCGGCTTCAAGTCGAGCGGCCAGGTAGCGACCGACCCGACGCAGGCCTATGCCATGTGCCAGCTCGCTGCGGCCTTCCACAAGTTCCGCCCGAACGGCCAGCGCACCGCGATTACTGGCGAGTTCCAGGTTCTGCCGGGCGTCATGGGCGATGACCTGTCGACCACGGCCTACAACGCGCTCACCGCGAAGAATGGCGTGTTCTTCACGCAGATCGAACTGGCAGGCCAGACCGACAACAGTCGCGTGATCAACTCGAAATCGATGTCCAGCTTCGGCGAGTTCATCGATGACGTGATCAACCTCGACGTGCTGAAAAACTACCTTCAGGTCGACGGCTACAACTACATCGCAGGTGCCGGCACCAAGCGGCCTCTCGATCCGCGCGGCTACGCCGGCCTGCTGGACGTGCTGGGCGCGACCTGCAAGAAGTTTTTTGACAACGGCGTGCTTGGCACTGGCACCTACGTCGACCCAATGGACGGCGTGACCAAAGTGGCCGATTACGGGTTCGTCATCATGTCGAAGCCCGAAGACGTGCTGAGCTTGTCCGTCGCCGACAAGCGCGCCCGCAAGTTCCCGCTCACCACTATCTACGTCGTCCTGGCCCGCGCCGGTCACGTCGCAGAAATCAACGTCAACGTCGAATAAGGAGCCTGACACATGGCTATGTATCGCTACGGTGCCGATGGCGCCAACCTGACCGTGTTCGGCATCCCGATCGATGACTTCGGCGACACCGACCCGCCAATCACCATCGAGGACATCGAGCAGCGCTCCACGCTGAAGCGCGGCATCGGTCGTACCTCGGTCCGCCTGGACAACCAGACCAGGCCCAAGCGTCTGACCATCAACCTGATGCCTGGCTCTGACCAAGTGCGCCAGATCCTCGCCGCTGAGAAGTCCGGCGTCGACGCAACCTTCAGCTTCCGCCAGTCTGGCACCGTTGAAATGGTTGCCGGCTTCGATGGTGTTCTGGTCACCCGCGGCACCATGGGGCGTGCGGGCAAGTCCAGCGTATCGGATGAGACGCTTGTATTCGAGTTCGCGGATAGCGAAGAGGTCTAACGATGGCTCGCTCATTCACCGTTGAAGCTGGCGGCGTGGAGTTCAAGGGCTCCACGGCTCCGGCCAAGGCGCAAATCGAGATGCTGCACATTGCGGGGCGGACGGGCTTGATTGTCTCCCTGCAAGAGGGCGCGTCCGACATGGCGCTCGTGGTCGCGCTGACGCAGATTCACCCGGACGACTTCACGACCCTGCGCAAGCTGTGCTTTGTGTCGGGCAAGGAGGATCTAGTGGTTCGCGCTGCCGACAACGTGCCGGTCGGCGAAAACCTGTTCCAAGACGCCCCGCAGGACTTCTATCTGCTGGTCGGTCGGGCGCTGGTGGAAAACCTCAGCCCTTTCTGGCAGCTCCGCAAAGCAACCGTCGAAAGCTCGGCGGAGCAGAGCCACTAAACCCGTTTGTGGACTGGTTCCTCTGGCGCCCGTGCGCGGGCCTGGGGGCGACCTGCCCACCGCTGGCAAAGTGGTCGGACATGCTCGACGGAACCTACGACCTGGCCGACGTGCAGATGATGCACTGCGTGATGGACGAGATAGAGCATCAGGTTGAGTGCGCTCGCAATAAGTGATGGCGCTGGGCTATGCTTCCGCGATGAAGAAGATCCGCGTCAGCTACGAACTCATCGACGAGAAAGGGGAGGCCATCTACAGCCGCGTCCACGAGATGCGGCCAAGTGATGGCGTTCCCTGTCGCCCGATGAAGCTCAAGGCGAACGGGTCGGGACTGCAGATCGCCTCGCATAACGAAGCCGTAGCCTTCTGGCGCGAACTGGTCATGCTTGGGCATCTGGACGATTACATACGCGACAAGCACATGCCGATGTTGTTGCCGCCACTGGATGGGGATGAGGAATGAAGTGGGCAGCTCTCGTAGTGATATTGGCGCTGAACGGCTGCGCATCTTGGGTGGCTGATGATCTTAAGGCAGCCATGGCCGAAAGCGACATTTCGGCGATGGAGAAGGCCATGGAAAAACTCTGGCGCATGGACCCCGGGGACGAGCCAAAGCTATATATGGACATCCGGAAAGAAGCTGTTCGAGTGCTTTCCCAGCATTATGCTCAGAGCGGCGATTTCTACAGCTCGGAGGCGCTGAATCAGAAGTGCTTCTCTGCTATGCGGCACAAGTGCGACAAGGCAACCATGGTGGCGCTTGATGAGCGGGTCAAGAGGATAGAGGCGTCTGCTTCGGCAAAGAGGGCGAAGGCCAGGCGGGACGAACAGGATGCTATCAGGCATGCGATTGCTACTGGAGTTCGGCCAATTGAGTCGCTGGAGGATGCTCGAGCATATTTCAGGCCTGATGTAGTAAGCCAAGTCCTTTGGAATCGCCCGCCAGCTGATGGCAAATATCACGAGATGTATACGATCATCTCCCATGAGACACCGTTAGGATTGCTTTCATGGTGGCCGGATTCATGGGTTCGCGCTCGTAGCTATTCCCCGCACATTGCGGTCGGGGCTCTCTTTCCGAGACCGACATTTGTGCAGGAGGGATTTCAGCCTGGTAACGCTGTGACTGTGGTCGCTCGTTACACCGGCTACCGAGACATCAGGCTAGCTAACGGCACACCTATCACCGTGCCAGTATTTGAAGATGCGTACATTTTTCGGTACTAGCAGGAACGAATACTTATAGACCCGCTTCGGCGGGTTTTTTATTGCCCGTAATCCAGGAAATCCCATGGCCGAAACAATCGACGAACTGCTGGTTAAGCTCGGCCTTGAGACTGACGCCAAAGGGTTCAAAGAGGCGAACAACCAGTTCACCAATCTCCGTACCACCGCGCTCACAGTCGGCGCCGCCATGGGCACTGCGCTTGTCGGTGCGGGTATCGGCCTGGCGAAAATGTCCGCTGACGTGGCGAAGAGCCGGGACGGGCTGGGAAAGTGGGCAGAGGCCGCAGGCGTAAGCATTAAGCGGGCGCAGGAACTGGCGTTCGCGCTGGCGAAGGCCGGAAGCGCAAACCCTGAATCCGACATGATGGCCATGTTCGGAAACGTCGAAAAGCTGCGCACCCAAGCACGCCGGGGCGAGCTGCCAGCCTGGGCACACGAGGCGCCGGGCCTAGACCTGTATGCCATCTCATCGATGACAAACGAGGCCGCGCTCGATCACCTGATGCGCGGCGCTAGCAGCATCGGCGACAAGGATCTGCAGCGCAGGGTTCTCGATACGCTCGGTTTCTCCGGCACTGCGCAACTTGGCGTGATGACCAACTATCAGCGCACAAAGGCCGACTACGCTCGGGCAAATGAGCTGGGCATCGCCGACCAGCAACTGATGGATAACTCTGCCGCCTACCTTGACGCTATGACGGAGCTAGGCCACCAGACGGCCAACCTTCGGGACATGGTTGCCGACCATCTCCTGCCGCGTATGGCGGACTGGATCGAAGCGCTAACCGGCTGGATAGGCGAGCACAAGAAAGGGATAGCCGACACCGTCGGCATCATCATGGGGCCTGGCACGCTTAGCGAAAAGGCGGACGCCCTAGCGGCAAACCCAAACGCTAGAGCCTTCGGCGGCGAGGTATGGGGGGCGCTGCAATACCATCCAGCGGTTGCCGGGGTGATGAATTCCCCGGTTATGCGCTTGTACAACCGCTACTTCGGTGACAACGCGCAATCGCCGTCTGGTCCGCTATCTACCGATGCCATTTTTAACGCCCTGGTCCAGCAAGAGTCAGGCGGCCGGCACTACGGCGACGGAAGCATGTTGCTCAGCTCGCCAAAGGGCGCGCGAGGCGTGACGCAGGTCATGCCGGCCACCGGCCGCGACCCTGGCTACGGCGTCCGTCCGCTGGCGAATGATTCGCGGGAAGAGTATCTGCGGTTCGGCCGCGACTACCTGGCAGCGATGATGAAGGAGTTTGACGGCGACACCCAGAAGGCGCTTGCGGCTTACAACGCAGGCCCTGGTGCAGTGAAGAATGCCGTTGCCAGCCATGGGGCCAACTGGCTTTCGGCGATGCCTGGCGAAACTCAAGCGTACGTCCCGTCAATCATGGGCGCTGCCAGCAAAGGCGGAACAACCAACTACTACAGCATTGATGCGCGAGGCGCGACTGATCCAGCGGCAACAGAAGCCGCTGTGCGTCGGGTGGTAGATGAGCGAATTTCCAACGCCGTGCAAGTCGGCATCGATGACTTCCCAAACAACGTCGAATAGGAATCAAGCCAATGTCTCTAGTCGGCATTTTCAGTCGGTCACGCCCAGAGATTAACGGGCTGTTCTTCGACGCCTTGCTTGAGGAGTCGAGCGAACTGGTCACCGACGTGACGGAATACCCCATCGAGACTGGCGCCATCGGGAATGACCACGCGATTGACCGGCCGCTTCGGCTGATGATGACCGTGGCGCTATCCGACAACCCGATTAAAGCCGCGCTGGCTGAAACGACTGGCCAGTTTTCCGGCATTGCCGGCGCCGCGGTGGGCACGGCGGCAGGCGCGATCATCGGTACGCTGGGAGGCACTGCGGCTGCTGCTGTCGGCATTGCCGGCTCAGTCCTTACCGAGCTTGCAGGCGGAGCCGAAACGCGCTCAGGCAAGATGATCAAGGCCATCCGGGCGCTGCAATCGGCGCACGAGCTGATTACGGTCGTGGGGGCTAAGAATTCGTACGACAGCGTGCTGATCACGAACACTCGCGTGCAGGTAACCAAGCAAAACGAAGGTGGCCTAGAGCTTGTTGTTGAGATGCGCCGGATCGTCGTAGTGGATAACGCCGCTAACGCCGCCATCGTTAAGCGTAATCTTCCGGCTGGCGACACGGCGACTACCCAAGCCCAGCCGGAAAACAACCTGGGAGAGGTAGGTATCCAATGAAGACGATTCCTCTACGCCCTGGCGATGCTTTCCAGCGGTTCGGCGTGACGCTGGCCGGCACCTACGTTCAGTTCCGGTTGCGCTGGTCTACCCGGCACAGCTACTACACCGTCGACATGCGCCGCGCGGACGGAACACCTATCGCGCTTGGCCGTGGCCTTCACCCAAGCATCAACCTGCTCGCCGGCCTGAATGTGGGCCTTGGGCGCGTTGTGCTGGAAGGCGAGGCACCGACCATCGCCAACCTTGGCGTAACCAACAAGCTGCGGTGGTATCCAGATGAGTAGGATTTTTGGGCGGAACTACCGACTTACCATAAAGAGCGGCGAGGACGAACTGATTTACGAGCCGCCGATGCAGATCCGCTTCAGCGTGGACATCCTGCCGGGCAATGCTGGCGGTATCGCCGAGATAACCCTCTACGGGACGGCGCCGAAGACCCGCGACTCCATTTACGCCAAGTTTGACCGCCTTTCTCTGGCGGCGGGGTATGGCGACCAAGCGGGGCTTATCTTCGCCGGCGATATCATCAACATCGAGACGGGGCGTGACGGCGTAGATAAGTACATAAAGTTCTACGCTCGCCCCACCGGGCAGGCGCAAGCCTCAGCGTTTGTCAGTAAGTCATGGGGTGCCGGCACGCCTCAGATCGACATCATTCGTGATGTTGCCGAGTCATTATTGTTGCCGGTCGAGTTCATTGGCGACTTCTCCGACCTGCCGCGTGCGCTCAAGGGTCGGAGTATGTGCACATCGTCTATTGCGTGCATGAAGGAGCTTGCCAAGCTCCATGGGTTTACGTGGTTCATGGGCGCTAATCGGCTGATGATTATTCGCATACGCGACGGCGTTGCGGAAACCAGAGCGCAAAAAGAGCCGCACATTATCTCCACCGATAGGGGAATGGTCGGATCGCCCCAGATACTGATTGAAGGGATAGAAGTCACCACAAAGCTGGACCCGTCAATCATTCCTGATGACACGATTGATGTTCGAGCCAGCACGCGAAACTTCGCATTCTCCGAAGTATATGCCCTGAAAATGGAGCGCGACCCAACAGCCGGAAACGGCCTGTACCGAGTGCTTGGGGTGCGGCATCAGGGCGACTTTTACGGACAGGCCTGGGATACATCCATTAATGGGGTGCGCCAGCAATGAAAAAGAAAAACAGCCCGCTTAGTGATTATCTCGAGCGCGCGGTTGAAACAACATTGCGCGGCCTGATGATCTGCCTGCCAGGCAAGGTCGTCGCCTTCGACCCCGGCACGCAGATGGCGCAAGTCGAGTGCGGCATTCAGAAGCGGATCAACGGTGTGTTTCGTACGATTCCGGTGATCGACAACGTGCGCGTTCAGTTCGCTGGCGATGATGAGTGGTACTTCTGGCACGAGGTCAAGCCCGGTACCGAGGGGCTTATTCACTTCAGCCAGCGCGCGGTTGACACCTGGAACGACCAGGGCGGGCCAGTGGCTCCGCATGAATTGCGGATGTTCTCGGCTGAGGATGCCTACTTTGTCCCAGGCATCCGCTCGACGCCGCGAATCATCCCTGGCTTCGTCAATGAGGGCATCGGGATGTCGAGCTATGACGGGGCTACTCGCGTCCATCTGGCGCCAGGCTCCATCACGCTCACCGCGACCAACGTTGCGATCAACTCTCAGACGCTGACCCATAACGGCACGAACGTCGGCGATACGCACGTTCACCCGCAGGGTCCGGATAGCGCCGGCAACTCGCAGCAGAACACGGAGCCGCCGCAATGATTCGAAACTTCGTAAACGGCGACATCGTAACCAGCGGCGAGCACTTCGCCAGAGGCAAGGAGGCAACCCAGCAAGGAATCATTCGGCGCCTTCGTCTCTTCCTCGGCGAGTATTTCCTAGATGCAACTGACGGAACGCCTTGGTTTGAGGGTGTACTGGGCAAGACGCGGCAGGACTTCGCAGAGGCTGCACTGAAACGCCGCATCATCACCGCGCCAGGGGTTATCGGTATCAGCTCGTTCTCGCTCACCTTGGAACCAGCAGAGCGCCGCATAACGGTGCAGGCTAGCGTCATCGACGTGAACAACGAGCAGCTACTGATTGAGCTTTCCGGCGACCCGCTAGCGATGCTCTGACCGAACAACGGAACACACAACCCGCCATGTGCGGGCTTTTTATTGCCTGGGAGAAACCAATGGCCGGAATTACTGCGGCGGGTGTCACGGGTACTTCGCTCAGCGAATACCTGGCGGCCATGCGGGCGCGCTATCTCGACATAGACGATGCCTGGAACATCAACCCGGAATCGCCTGATGGCCTGCAAATTGCCGCGTGGTGCGAGGCGCTGGCCAATCTCGACGAGCAGGTGACGCTGGCATACCAATCCTGCGACCCGCAAAGCGCCATCGGCCAGCAGCTTGATCGCATTGCGATGTTTGCTGGGCTGTCCCGGCAGGCTGCGACGCTTTCAACGGCCACCGTTAGCTTCACCGGCGTAAACGGCACAGTCATTCCTGCCGGCACGCAGATTCGCAACAAGGCAACCGACACGCTATGGGCGACAAACGGCGCAGTGACGATCGCTGGGGGCTCGGCCTCGGTTGGCGTGACCTGCATAACTAAAGGTGCAAACACGGCATCACCGGGCGACTTGTCGATCATCGCCACGCCTGTAGGCGGCCTGCAGTCGGTCACGAACCCTGCTGCCGCATCGCTCGGGCTCGATGAGGAGCGCGACGAGGCATTCAGGGCGCGCCGTAACGCATCAGTTGCGCTGCCTGGGTCCAACCAGATCGACAACCTTTATGCCGCTATCGGGAACGTTGATGGCGTCAAGCAGGTGAAGGTCTTCGAAAATTACGAAGACTCGCCAGATGCTGACGGCGTAGCGGGGCACTCGGTCGCGATCTTCGTCGACGGTGGCAGTGACGAAGATGTACTCAAGGCCATCGCGTCCCGCAAAAACCCTGGCTGCGGCCTAAACCGAGACAGCGCATTCCCTAACAAGATCACCGCCGACACGACTACACCAAAAGGCCAGCCGGTAAACATCACGTTCTTCCGGCCGGAACTGGTGACGGTCTACGTCAACGTCCAGATCGCGAGCAGCACGTTATCCGAGCAGGACAAGCAGCGGATTAAGGCTGAAATGGTCGCTTACTCGTTGCTTGGCTTCCAGAGTCAATCTGGATTCAACCGCGAAGGCTACCGCATAGGCGAGAACGTCGCGGCCGGGCGGCTCTATACGCCGGTCAACTTCATCGTCGCGGGCAACGGCTACGTTCAGTCGATCCTGCTTGGCTTCAGCGCTGGCGCGATCAACGCTCAGGTGCTTCCGCTGGCGTTCAACCAACTCGGCGTTCTCGATGCAGCCAACATTACGGTGGAGTATGTCTGATGGATCACGCGAAGAAGGCCCTTTCGCGGGTCTACTGGCAGTACCGCAACGCGCCGAAAATGCGCGAGTGGCTGCAAATCCTGCCGAAGATGGCGCAGGAGCGTATCGAGAGGCCGCTCGGCCAGGTCATTGATTTGCTCGACATAGATGCGGCGTCCGGTCATCAACTGGACATCATCGGCCGCATCGCCGGCATCGAGCGACCGCGCATCCGTTCCGACGCATTGCAGGTGTTCGCCTACAACGGAACGATCGGCGCGCAACCCTATGGCACAGCTCCATATCGCGAGCCCGGCACGGAACTGCCGACGATCCTGCTGCCGGACTACCTGTACCGCGTGCTGATCAAGGCGAAGATCATGCGCAACAACGGCGCGGCGACCCTGGATGACGTGAAGGCTGCGGTCGACTTCATCTTCGGCGTCGAAAGCACCGTCATCGATGCGCAGAACATGAGCATGGCCACCGTCTGGCTTGAAGAAGGCGTGGCGGCGAACCTGCTCGTTCTCGTCCAAGAGTTCGACATCATCCCGCGCCCGCAAGGCGTGAAAATTCGCAAGATCGCAAAGAACGAATACCCCTTCGCCTACAAAGGCACTTTCTCAGCCCAGCCATACGGCGTGGGTCGTTACGTCACGCCCGCTTAAGGAGCACCAGAGATGGCGAGAATCGATAGTTTTCTGAAGAAATGGGCCAGCGTGCCGTCGCAGTTCGAGCGGCCGGCTGATGCCCTAATTGATCGCGGATGGGCTGGCGGGGCCGCAGAAGATCCGCCAGAAGCCAAATGGGAAAACTGGTGGCATAACCGGGTAGATGAAGCGCTTGCAGAGCTTGAGTCCAAGGGTGCCCTGCAATGGTTCGCTGATGTTCCGTATTCAGTAGCGGCAACCTCACACGATGACGGGCAAAACTGGATCGCAGTTCTCCCGAGCGAGGGCATTAAGCCTGGCAGTGCTGAGGATGTTGGGCATTGGGCGCGGATTGGCGCGAACGCTACCGAAACGCTGCGCGGGGTAATCCGCATCGCCACGCAGAGCGAAGTCGATGATGGCGCGCTGGATGACGTGGCGGTGACGCCGAAAAAGTTGCGCTGGGGGTTTTCCGCCAGCTGGGGCGTGAATAACTACATAGTCTTCCCAACTTGGCTAGGTGGTCTTGTAATTCAGTTCGGCTCTTTCACCGTCACCGCTTTAATCCAGGCGGTCACATTCCCCATTGGGTTCCCTACAGCCTGTCGCGGCGTATTCCTATCGCAAGACGCAAATTCAAATACCGCCGCTTACGAAAGCCTGATGCCGAGCGGCATCAGCGCAACAGGATTCACAATTTACACCAATCAAGGGAGCGGCACCGCCTGGTGGTTCGCTATCGGTAAATAGGTAATGACTATGCGCAAATACTCTCCAACTACTGGTAATACCTATTTGTCGGGCGTCCATAGCAAGCTCCCAGCGGACTGTATCGACCTTCCAGAACGTGTTTATGAAGAGGTCATAGCCAACCCAACCCCCGGCAAGATCCGCAGCCACGATGCTGACGGTCTGCCGATCCTGATCGACCCGCCTGTTTATGTCCCGTCAGCAGACGACCACCGCGCTGCGGTCGCCGCTGAGCGATACAAGCGTGAGACTGCCGGAGTATCAGTCCAGGGCATGGCGATCGATACGGGCCGCGATAGCCAGGCTCTAATCACGGGGGCTGCTCTCGCTGCGATGCTAGATCCGTCCTATTCCTGTCGCTGGAAGACGTCGGGCGGGTTTGTTGAGATGAATGGAGAGCAGATTATCAGCGTTGCATCTGCTGTCCGCGCGCATGTGCAGGCGTGTTTTGACCGCGAGGCCGAGCTGCTGCAAGCGATCGATAGCGGCACATACACCGATGCGATGCTCGACGAGGGTTGGCCTAATGAACAGGTTTCCACGCCCATTACAGACTGAACTCCAGTCCGACCGCAAAACATGGCGCCTTCTGGCGCCTTTTTCATATCTTGACCCTGACAACGGGCTGATTGAGGCTCCGGCCGACTTTGAGACTGACTTCGCGTCTGTGCCGCGCTGGCCGCTCACCTTTGCGTTGCTTGGTCAGTACGGACACGCGTCGGCTGTTCTGCACGACTGGCTCTATTCGACCGGCCAGCTATCCCGCGCCGACGCTGACCGTGTGTTCCTGAATGCCCTTCGTTCAAGCGGCATCGCTCGATGGCGCGCGTGGCTGATGTTTGCCGGCGCCCGAATAGGCGGCGCTAAACGATACAAGACCCCGCCGAGCGCGGGGTTTTCTTTGCCTGGAGATTGACGATGCAAACCTCACAGCGAGGCATCGACCTCATTAAGCGATTCGAGGGGCTGCGCCTGTCTGCCTACAAATGCCCGGCCGATGTTTGGACGATAGGGTACGGCACGACGGCAGGAGTGAAGCCAGGCCAGACAATCACGAAGGAGCGAGCCGAGGAACTGCTGCGCGAAGACGTGGAGCGGTTCGAGGCGCAGGTGCTGAGGCTGGTCAAGGTGCCGCTGACGCAGGGCCAGCACGACGCGCTGGTCTCCTTCGTCTATAACCTCGGCGCAGGCAATCTCAGCAACTCGACGCTGCTTCGCCTGCTCAATTCGGGCGACTACAAGGGCGCCGCTGCTCAGTTCGATCGCTGGACAAAGGCAGGTGGCAAGGAGCTTCCGGGGCTGGTTAAGCGCCGGGCTGCCGAGCGCGCGCTGTTCGAGGGCAAGTCATGACCGCCTGGCTGAAACTCGTGCCCAGCTGGGCCTGGTGGGTGCTGGCTCTGGCTGTTGTGGCCGGTGGGCAGCAGATCCGCGTGCTATCGGCGCAGTCTGACGTCTCGAAGGCACAGGCCGATCTGGCCTCCTACCGCACCGAAGTCAGCGAGCGCGACCGCCGCGCTGCGCTGTACGTCATTCAGGAAAACCAGCGGCGCCAGGCCGCGACGGAGAAAGCAGATGCAGAGGCACAGGAACAACTGGCTGCAGCGCGTACTGATGCTGAGCGCGCTGGCAATGCTCTTGAGCGCCTGCAGCAGCGCCTCGCAGCATCTGAGCAGCGCAGTCGTGACGCCGGCAATGCCATCACTGCCCAGCTCAGCCAGGCAGCCGAAGACGCCGCCCGAGTGCGAGCCGACGTGCTCGGCAGGGTTGGAGAGGCTGCTCAACTCTATGCTGAAGTCGCCGACGAACGAGGAATAGCCGGGTCGGCGTGCGAGAAAGCGTATGACGCTGTGAGGGGGAATTAGAGTTGCCCGGACGGGCTGAGATAGGGGAAATTCCTTCACCAAAACGCAAACGTAAGTGTTTGATTCTGTTGGCGCGAGAGATTGCGCAAAAGAGCTGGTTTTTGAGCGTTGAAAATTGCCGAAAGCCGCACGGCACTAGGCGTTGAGCCTGATCCGTGCGGCGTCCCAGGCTTTGATTCCGTATAGGCACAACCGCTGATCGGGTTCGGACATGGGCGACTCTCCAAGGCTCCTGCAAAACTGGACGGCGGATTATGCCACGGCTTGCCTGCCGATGGTCGTGAAGCACGGGGTCAATGCCGGTATTGCCAGGCCCGTGACCGCGTGGTTGCACGCGGTTCAGCCTCGTCCGGCTGCACCCAGGGCCTGCTCGATGGCCCGCAAGTCCTGCGGGCGAACCACGCGTCCCAGCTCCTGGCCCTTGCTCAGCAGAATCAGCGTAGGCCACAACTTGACCCGGAACGAACGTCCCAGCGGCCGCCCCGGACCATCTTCGATCTTCAGATGGGTGATGCCTGACCGGTCCGCCAGCGCCTTGCCGATCAGCGGTTGGGCGGCGCGGCAGTGGCCGCACCAGGCCGTGCCGAACTCCAGCAGCACGGGGCCTTCCAGCGCGTCCACGTCAGCGCGGCTTGGTTCGATGTTCGCGTAGTGCTCGGTCATTTCCAC